CCAGCAGCAGCAGTAACCGTTATATCCGCAGAACCGTTAAAGTTAACTCCATTTATTGCTCTAGCAGTAGCTAAAGTTGTTGCTGTATCTGCATTACCAGTACATGATCCTGAAGATCCAGAAGTGTTACCAGTTACGTTTCCAGTTAACGCACCAACAAAAGAAGTAGCGGTTAAAGCACCTGAACCTGAGTTAAAAGTAAGACTGCTTGATCCTGCAAATGCTCCAGAATTATTAAATTGAACTTGTGTATTTGATCCAGCAGCAGAAGTAACTACAGATTGCCAAGAACAAGTTCCATCACCATCCTCTCTTAAGAATTTAGTAGCACCACTTTCACCTGTAGATAATATTGCTGTACCTTCTGGAGTAGCAGAAATTGTTTGCCAAGTATTATCTCCTCTTAAGAACTTGCTGCTTACAGAACTTCCTGATCCAAGCCTTGCAACATTAACAGTTCCAGAACTTAGATTTGAAGCATTTAAAGCAGTTAAATTTGTACCACTAGCAGCAGGAAGAGTTGAAGGGAATCTTGCATCAGGAAGAGTACCAGCGTTTAAGTTTGAAGCTGATCCAGCAGTAAAGCCTCCAGATGTTCCAGAACAGTTACCAGTTACATTTCCAGTAATGTTCCCTGCAAAGCTTGTGCTTGTAAGCAATCCAGTTGAAGGGTTATAAGTTAATCCTGTATCTGTCTCGGCTCCTTGTGATCCTGTTGCTCCATCTGCAAATAATGGATAAACAGTTTCATCAGTTGAGTTGTTAGCTGTAACTGTGAATTGAGTTGATAATGCTGCTGTTCCTGAAGTGTCCTGCGTTCCAGCAGTATTAACTCCAGGTAGATTTATTGCTGCTGTACCGTCAAAACTAACTCCACCAATTGTTCTTGCAGTCGCTAAAGCTGTTGCAGTAGCAGCATTTCCAGTACAAGAACCAGCAGACCCAGACGTATTACCAGTAACATTACCTGTGATATTTCCTACAAATGTTCCTGTAATTGTTCCCCCATTTGTAATGTTCTGGCTTCCCATGTTGAGAGCACCTGACATCGTGCCTCCAGCTAACGGTAACTTCGTTGCGTCAGTAGCAGAATCAGCAGCCCACTCAAGAGTAGTAGCAGTCGATCCAGCCTTGAGGACTTGGCCTGTTGTTGGTGCTGTTGCAGGAAGGGTATAAGTTATATCTGCTGATTGAGCTTGAGCCTTAAAACCTGAATAATGTGCTCCGTCTGAATCTGCCTCACTAAGTCTTAATTCTTTTGCATTATCAAGAATTAAGTTACCTGTCATTGTGCCACCAGCTTTAGGCAAAGCAGCATTAGCTGTTGTAGCAGCAGCGTCAGCAGCATCCTTCGCAATCTTTACAGCAGCAGGAGTAGCAGCCGTAGTAGCAGAAGTTGATGTTGCACTATCTGTTAATTGAAGAACACCAACTGCACTTGTTGTTCCAGTAGCAATCTTTGATCCTGTAATCGCAGCCGATCCAGATATATCACCATCAACAATTACACCACTTGCAATTGCTGTCAGGCCAGCATTATTTATGCTTATATCTCCTGTAACTGCTACTCCTGTCGCAACATTTGATCCGTTACCTACAATAATTTGAGCAGAAGTTAAAGCAGCTAACTTACTAAATGCAATTGCAGCATCACTCTTTATATCTACGTTTTGGATCGTGTCATTGGCGATCATTGCCCCAGTAACAGTTCCAGTATCTCCACTTGTGATTACTGTTCCAGTTGTATCTGGAAAAGTAATAGTTTTATCAGAAGAAGTTGGATCGGCAACTGTTAATGTTGTCTCAAATGCGTCAACAGTAGACCCTTAAAATACAAGGCTTCCAGTATTACCAATTAACACCTGACCTGTAACAGTACCACCCGTAAGTGCTAACTTCTCTGTTTCGAGTTCTTGTAACGCATCTTGTACGTTAGTTGAACTTAATTGACCGTAAGGTGTGAAAGTGATATTGCTTGCGACCTGCCCTGCTACGGTCTGAGATAAATCAATCTCATTCCAACTACTACCAGCACTATTTGTAACTCCTAAAATATAATCAGGAGGTGAAAAAGCCACTACTGGAGCTGGTGCAGAAGGCGTTCCAGCAACATCTACAACAACATAAACTCCATCGGTATTTGCACTTGGACTAGGTAAATTGCTTCCAACTGCTAAACCAGCCGCTATTCCTGCGGTGGTAGTCGAAACCATTTTCGATGTACTAGCGTTGTAGGTTCCACCAAAGACCAAACTTCCTTTTGTTAATGTTGTTATTGCTTGCCAAGCGTTTCCATCCCAAATAAACGCATCCTCTGAAACTGTATCGAAAAGAATTTGTCCGTTAAATTGTGCTGTTGGATAACCACTCTGAGCTATAGATTGGAATATCGCTGTAGAAGCATTTGAAAGCTTCGTACCGTCAATTGTGTCATTGCCAATCCTAGCTGCTGCAATACTTCCAGAAGTTAATAATGCTGCACTATGATTAGGTAAATCACTATCTGAAAGATTATTAATAGCAGTAACAAGTCCTTTTGCGTTAACAGTAATTTTTGTTCCCGTTCCAGCAGATACTCCTGAGTTTCCAACAGTTAAAGCACCATTGCTATCAACAGAAAGAGGACCACCAGAAGGAACTGAAACACCGCCTACCGCACTAGCAGTTGCTTTTGGTAAATCAGAAGCCGCAAGAGAAGCAGAGCCCGTTATCTGTCCGAAATTATTAAATGTAACTTTTGTCGCTGTTGCCCCAGTAGTTGTTGCTGCAATAGAAATCGCACCTGCCCCTGTAATGGCTAAACCACCTGCACTAGCAATAGAAACACCACCAACGGCTGACGTAGTAGCAACAGGTAAATCACCAGCAACAAGAGCAACTGTTCCAGTAATAAGTCCTTGAGCGTTATAACTAATTCCTGATCTTGTTGCTGCTGTTATTACATTGTTAATTCCAAGTTTTCCACTCGCAACATTTAAAGATCTATCAATATTGCTTGTATTTAATTTTGCAGCAGTAATTGTTCCATCGCTTAATTTCGTTCCACTAATTCCACTCGCCACCTTGACATTAGTAATAGCTGCATCAGCAACAGCCGCAGTATCTACAGCGTTATCTGCTAATTCTGAAGTCCCTATTGCATTTGCAACTATTTTTGCTGCTGTGATTGAATTGTCTGCTATAGAAGTAACATCAATCGTTCCATCTAATTTTGCTGCTGTAATCGCTCCATCAGCAATCTTATCCGTAGTAATAGCCCCATTTATAACAGACGCAGTATCTACAGAATTGTTTGCAAGCTCACTTGCTCCTACGGAATTTGCCGCCAGATTTCCAGCTCCAATAGTATTTGCAGCAATTTTTGAACCTGTTATCGCTGCATCAATTACGGCTGCTGTATCCACAGCATCATCAGCTAATTCAGAGGCCGTTACCGCATTTGCTCCTATCTGTGAAGCAGTTATAGAATTTCCAGCAATTTTTGCTCCTGCAATATCACCATCAGCAATGTTTAACTTGGCATAAGTAACAGTTGAATTACTTAATTTATCTCCAGTAATACTTCCTGCTAATTGTGCATTTGTAATCGTTCCAGATAAAGAAGATGTTGGATAATTTGTGGCATCAGTTAAGTTAAAAGCGGGTGTAGCATCAGTCGCACCAAGGGATATTGAAACTCCTCCAAGACTTACAGATGTGTTCGCCAGTTTAGCATTAGTGACTGCATCGTCAGCAATAGCATTTGTATCTACAGCGTCATCAGCTAATTCAGATGCTCCTACAGCATTAGTTCCTATCTGAGCACTTGTTATAGAATTTCCTGTAATTTTCGCACCAGGAATATCACCATCAGTAAGATTTAATTTTGCATAAGTTACATTTGCATCAAGTATCTTTACAGTCGTTACAGCGTTACTTGCAAGTTTATCTGTTGTTACATTTAGATCAGTTATTTTAGAAGTTACTACACAATCATTAGCTAAGATTGATGTATTAACAGCGTTACTTGCCAGCTCACTCGTTCCAATAACATTTGCAGCAACAGCATCAGCAGTTACAGAATCGGTAGCAAGCTTATCTGCATTAATAGCATCATTTTGAATACTTGCAGTTGCTACTGAGTTAGCAGCAAAAGGTGTCGCTACCTTTGCAGCAGGAATATCTCCAGAATCTAAAAGAGCTACAGCAGCAGCTACTAAATCTTTTACCGTTACTTTCTTGGTTTCTGTTGCACTTAAATCTGCAAGTGCCAATACATCTGTAGCCTGAATACCTGCTTCCGTTAGCGCAGGTAAACTTGTTATCTTGAGATCAGCCATTGACTACTAACTAAAAACCATTAGCAATAGTTTAAACCTGTTCGAGCAATATGGGACTATCGTTCTCCTGAAGAATCTTATCTTCGTCTTCTTGCAACAAGTAACCTGCTGTAATTCCTGTCTTTAAAGCAACAACTCCATTCGTTACAAAATCAATTCTTGTCTCTATAACGTCAGAAGCAGCAACCGATACCGCAACATTTGTTACGCAACACTCTGCTTCGTAGTAAACATTGTTTTTTGAATTAGCAGAATCTTTATAGATATAAAAAATGCCACTAAAATCTGCTCCTTGTTGAGTTCTTAGAATTAATTGAGCTAGATAAAAAGGAAATTCTGCGTCTGCACCGTATTGATTGGTTCGATCTCCTGTTTCATAACTATGCTCCCAAATACAATTCATAGAGCCTTGACCACTAATTAATCCAGCTTCGTATTGACTTTTAAATTCATCACCCACAGAAGTTAAATCAACTTGATCTCTGCTAGTCGTCATTTCAAAATCCTTAATATTTGCAACATGACGAAATAATTCATTCCTTGTTTGTAATAAAACGTCTTTTGTTGCACTAGGAGTAACAAGACTTAAGGCGTTTGCAGTTACTCCTTCAATTGCTAATGCAAAAGTATTAAATAAACGAATCCCCCCTACTGGATCTATATTTACAAACCATTTTCCATCTGGATAATTATGACCTGAAACAAGTTCTAAAGTTGAACCATCAGCCGTTGATATTTCTACTTCATCTCCAGTAATTAACGAGCCAGTACTATGGTCAACATTAAATCTCTTCGTCTGTGTGTTCACATCCGAAGGATCTAAAGTTGTTTGTAATGGAGATTGAAGAGTATCTCTTTTTAAGACAATCTCACCATTATGACCAAAATAAACACCCATTAGGATCCAGTAGAAGCTGCTCCAGTAGCAAGAGTATCCTCAATAGGAGCACCATTAGCTTCCCAAGTTATATCTACAGATGACACTTCACCCATAGAAGCACCCATTGTTATTCCAGTCACATAAGTAACAAAAGTAATAAATCTAGGTGTTGATCCGTCTAACCACGAAAGTTTTAGTTTTATAGAATCACTTGCTGTCTGTTCACCATCCCCTCCAGATGTTCCAGAACTTCTTTTGATTGAATTTGCTAAAATGTCTTTTACGTTTGAACTACCTGAAGTTGTGTAATAGAAAAGTCTTGCACTTCCAGAATAGCTACGAACACCATCAACAATAGTTCTATCAGTATCTCCCATTGAAGTAGTTTCTAAAACTGCTTGACTAGAAGAAAAAGTCCAATTCTGAACTTTGGCTGCTTTCGTTGTGGAGTCACCTATGTATAAGGCTCCATCTCTTCCGCTATAAAATCCAGCCACAAGTCCAAACTAAAAACATTGCATCTATTCTAAGGGGAATCAAGACAAGCGACAAATGAACAACTTACGTTGCTTCTCCCAGGGAAAACACTTGTTACATTTGGAGGACTTGAATACCTCCATTTTAAATCTGTTCCTTCTATAAAAAACGCCTGTAAATCGCTATTAGCACCTTTGATTACATTCGTATCATTAAAGGTAACTTCGTCCCAAACTGAATTAACGTCCTCATAGTTATTTAAAATACTTGTGACTTGATCATCTGTGATGTTACTAAAAGTCAAAGATAAACTTGCATTTGTTCTGTTTTTTCCATAACGGATAACAGTCTTTACACCATTTAGAGATTCAAACTCTTGCTGTGGATAATTTCCAGGGTTATATGTTCTTGATGTGGGAGCTGGAACAGTTGTAGGAAAAGAAACCATTTTATCCTCTTAATTCAGGGAATCGGGTGAGATAGTCAACATTGTTAGCAGCTTCATTAGGATTAGCATGATACAAGACTGCAAGCTTGTCATCAGAAGTCAAAGGCACATGACTTCCAGCTATCTCAATAAATCCTTCCTCACCATAAGTAATAGATTCAACTTTATAAATTCTATCTTCAGTTGTGCTATCAACTTGAGCAAATAATTTATTAGTTAAACCAAGTGAATTTTTACCATCACTTCCTACTGAAAATGTTTTCTCTTCTATTCCTCCTAACGAACCAGGGCTCCATACATAAGTATTGATTTCACCAGTAATCGTTTCTTTTGAAATAACTATTCCATTCTCATCAATACTTCCATTATTAAAACGACTTGTATGTGTCGCTTCTGTTAAAACTCGAATGTAGTCTCCAGCAAGTAAACCAAAAACAGAACTAGGAGGTGTTTGAAAAACAATTCCATGATCAACTTCTTTCCTTATTGTTAAAGCAATAGCAGCAAATAATTTGGCATGTGATTCGCTTGTACACCAGTTACTAAAATCAAATACTTCTTCAGGTAGCTTTTCCGCTTTTGGAATAAAGGTTGTTGCATTTTCTCCTTCACGATTGTAAGCATAAGTTTTTGCAATATTTTCAGCAAAACCAGCTATTCCCTTGCTATTTTTTTCGTCTTTTCGATGAATAACAGTCGCTTTAAACATTTTTCTTTCTTCTGGAGTTAAGAAACTAACTTTTATATCTTTCATATTTCCATCAGTAAATAAAGCTTTTATTTTTATTCCTTTGTTAGAAATAGTTGCATCATAATCAATTTCATAATTATCTTTAACAGGAAAACTTGGTCTTAAACTAAAACGACCACCTAATATAGAAAAATCTAAGAAGTTATAAGCAGCATTTTCAAATATAAATTCTCTTAAATTAAATTTGTTATCAATAATTCCGTTCCAGAAAAAACCATTAGCTCTACAATATCTAGCTCCTTCAATCATCATGGCTCGGTCAACACCATCATGGCCTACAACATCTCCAGCTCCGTAAACATTATTTGTTAGTAAGTCATGTGCTATCTCTACAAAATTGTCACTAGAATCTACATAATCGTTTCGAGTTAAATATCCCGTTCCAGTAGTGTAGTTATGGTCAGGTATTAAACGATCTACCATTATTCCTTCTTCAATAAAAGCAGAAAAGGAATTAAAACTACTTAAAGTATTTGTAGCTCCAATACGAACCCCACCTATTGCAAGATTTTCATAATTAATTTGAGGATTATCTGCGTTTCCTGCATGTAAAATTTCATTTACATAAGTCACCTCATGCTCTGGTCCAGTTTCATGACTTGAATTTTCTGCGTCAAATAAAAAATAATCAGAAATTGCATTGTTTGGATTATGTTTAATATGTTGCCAATAGTTTATGTAGTAATTAGCTGTTCCATCTCCACCGTCTCCCATCCTCCAATCACTATGAGGTGATACGTCTGGAGCATCTATTGTTGGAGGAACAATTTGAACTGTTAAATTAATAGTTGGAGTTTCTCCAATAATCGTGATTGTGTCACCGTCTTTATAACCCGTTCCTGCTGTAATAATTGTAAATGTCTTATGAGTATCTGTTCCATTAGGTACATTTGTTTCTGTGAAAACTTCAATTGTTAAACCTGTACCACTTCCTGATGTACTTGTACTTCTTATATTTCTTTGAGTTGTAATTGTAGGAACTTTATTTGATTTTTGAATTGCAATACCATAAAGATTTACACCATTACCTATACCTCTTCTCCAATCTTCTCCACCGTTCCAAGAGGAAGGATTTCTTGCAAGCCTAAATCTATGCCATATTCCTAATCCCTGTCCTGTGTCTTTATCTACCTCTTCAATTCCTTCACTCCAATCTTGATCTCCGTAAGGTTTATATCCTGTACTATATTCTCTCCAATAATTAGCATTAGCCCCACCTATTAAAGTTCCACCAACGCTGTAATGCCATCTTGTTTTCCCATTTGGTCTTGGTTCGGAAAGAACATAAACACCTTTTATAGGACTGAAATAAGAATTAGATTCTATTGGTGTTCCTTTGTAATTATAGTTACTTACATTTGTATGGTTTGCTTGTAATGGTTGACCTTGATTAGGGTCATTATTTAATCCGTTTCCATAATAAGTACATTGATCGGGAGGTAAAAATTGTCCAACTCTGTCAGCATAAATTAAATCAACATCAACAGGCTTTGTTCCAGTAGTTGTTGCTGAAAGACTTTCAACAGGACCAGTAGCATCAATAGGTGTTACACCGTCTTCTTCAAAAGCAATTCCTAATCCACCTCTAACCCACTCAGGATTATTTGTAAAAGTATTACCGTCTTGTTTATTTGTAGGTAATTGTTCAATTTTAGCGTGATATGAAATGGTTAAGTTTAAAGAATGATTTGTATGACTTCTTATGGTTTCTGCATAACTAAGAACATGTACGATCCCAGAGTAATAATTAAGAATGACATTGCCAGGAATAGGTTTAAATCTAAATTCGTACTGACTAGGAGATAAATGTTTAATACTAATAGCATTATATTGAGCAACAGGAGAAGAACCTTTTACGCAAAGTGGAGTATCACTTACATTAATAAAATCATCCCCTGAATTTATTCTTTTTGCTTGTAATATAAAAAAGCTAAGACGTTTTACATACTTATTAACATTGCCCAATTGGATAGAACCATTTTTATCTTCATAACTTTTGATGCGAGTTTGAGAAGGTAATTCATTAATATTAGGAAAACCATTGATTTTTCTCCAGACCTTGCTTTTTAGTCCTATTTCTGTAACATCACATCTTCTAGTATTTGAAAAAGTTGCTAATTCTACCTTTTGAACAATTAAAGATTCAAAAGGCATTTTATTGTCATTTAAATTCCGAAATTCTATATAGCCAGCTTCATCTGCTTCTAATTTTATAGCTTTATCAAAGCCTAAAATACCAGGCAACCATTTATTTCCATTATCTTCTTCTCTTACCGTCATTAAACACGAACCAACCATATATTGTTCTCCTACAGCCATTGCATCGTCTACGTTTTCTCTTCCTGTATCAACTACAGATTTAGCATCTGAAGAACCCCAAGGTGAAAACCTATTCCATTTCATTGAAGCATCACTAGATGTTGTCGTGATGCTTGAATCAATCCATGCACTTTCTTCTGCTGCATGGTAAATCCTGTAGTTGACAGTAAAAACTTTTTTAAACTGATTAGGATCTGTTGCTGAAGAAGCGTCAAGTGCTGCTTGAACTTGACTTGGACTTAAAACAGTTCCATCTCCAACTGTTGAATAAAAATCAGAATCACTACGATTTGTAATACTTACATATCTAGGATATTTGTGCATAACTTTTCCCATCTTATGCCTTGCATCTCTCTTGACCTCATCATCTCCATCTAGTGCTTGTAGAAGTAATTCCCAACGGACTTTATAAGCACTACCATTAGGCATTGGATTATAAAGACCAAATGTATTGTTAGTTGTAGGTGTTTTTGTACTGCTGAAACTTGGCTTATAAGCAAAGTAATTAGTGTCGTAAGTTTTTACAAGAAATGGATCTTCATCGTCATATTCTCTATTAGCTCTAGCACCGTAATTATTTTTATTTTGAGCAGATCCTTGTGCATATTGATCCTTGTTTAACCAATTATTCGGATTCGATCCTAATGTTATTTTTTTCTCATCATCACTTACACCTTTTAATCTCCCATCTGGTCTTGCTCCTACTGAAAAATATACTTTGAACTTTGATTCAGGAAAATCGGCTAAGAAAAGATCTCCTAAAGCTAATGATTCAAATTGAGGCTTGGCTCCTAGCGTTCCATTAGAAAATAAAGCAATCGCACTAACACTTTCACCATATTGAGTTGTTCTTACCTGTGACCAAAGTAACTGACTAGAAACTCTTACACCTTGCCTTGCATATACCAACGGAATAAACGAACCAAGAACAGCTAAGTCCTGTAAGGAGTCGAATCCATTCGTAGGGTTAAACCTACTTCTACCTTGAACACCTCCTACTTCTAATCTAGGAGCTTGACTTGGATCTTTTGGTTTTGGTGTTAGTACATAAGCAATAGCAGTAAGAGCAATTGCAACCGCAATTTGACCCCAAATAGTAAGAACACCTTTAACAATAAAAACCTCACCCATTACTATTTCAGGGATATGGTCATATTCTTTTTTTCTTGCTGTATATGCTTCTGCTAAATCTAAAAATTCAAAATACTCCTTATCAGTAATCCCTAATGCTTTACAAAGTTCTACTTCATACGGCAATAAAGTTCTGAAACCGCCAATCCTTCTACGGGGTTCCAACGAACCATCTTGTTTACGAATGAAAGCCAACCTTTTTCCCAGTAAACTGCTAATCCGTAACCTTCTTCTGCTTTACAGAGAGCTACAACTCCGATATTAGCGGTTGTTGTTAAGGTTCCCCACCTTTTTAGCTCATCACGAAATACCTCATAATCTTTTTTCTTTAAACGTCTATACCAATCTCTAGTAGGAGCAGGACTCTCTATTCCATAATTTTTTAAAACTTCCCTAGAAAGACTTACACAATCAGCAGCTTTATGTTGATCAGGTGTTGCTCCTAAACGATAAGGCAAGCCCAATAAAAGAGCAGTCTTCACCTTGTTTGAATAGAAGCAGTAACAGGAATATGACCTACCAAACTACTTGTTAGAAAACGACCAATGCTTCCTGTAACAGCATCTATTGTTGAACTTAATAAGATCTCAATTGAAGATTGGTCATAGCCCATTGAAGTAATTTTCCATACATCAGTTGCTAAAACAGTTTTAACACTTGCAAAAGTCAAATCAGTCATCTCACAAGTAGAAACTCTAACGCTCCAGCCTTTATTAACTGCCTCGGCTGCGTAACTCATAGACAGTTTATTCGCACCTAAAGATCCTTCTCTATCACTACTTTCATTAGCAAGCATCAAAACTGATTCTAGATTGTTTCCATCATTGCTTCTAGTTGCACCTTGGTAGAGAAAAGAAAGAAAGTTAAATTGTTCATTTGTTGTATGCCTCGAATCTGGTCCAGACCATTGAATACCAGATGAGCTTGGTTCGCTATTTTGAAAACGATGTTGAATCCCATAATGAATATCACCACTAGGAGGAACATCTGTTGGA